TAATTCCGAGCTAGGATTTCTTTTTTCATCACAAAAGATTACCTTAATTTTATTTTTCATGAGTTCATTTAAAAGCACGGCGGTAATAGATACCGCTGTGCTTTCAATAATGATCATGTATATTTCGCTAAGACTAACTTTTCTAGTCTCCGCTTCTTTTCTAACTGTTAGAAAATTCAAGCTATAGTCTAGTTTAGCCCTATCTCTAACTATTATTGTTCTCCATGTCATTCCCTTTATCCCCTATTATTGTTATTTCTTTTTCATAAAATCCTGTTACAGATTGTTCAATTATTGAGAATTGATTCAAATTACTCAAATCAAAATTCTGTAAATCTCTTGATGCTGTCATTCCTATTAAACTTAAATCTTTTTCAGGTTGTTTTTTGCATGTTAGTAAATTCAATATTTCTATTAATACTTTAATTTGATCTTCTTCTTTTAATTGCTTAAATTTATTTCTTGTAGTTTCTTCATTTAACTCTACAAATTTATTTGATTTCTTATTAAAAAATATTCCTGAGTTCAATTTTTCTAATAGTTTTGAATATAATTTATAATTGTCTTCTTTAGATACATTCTCCCATAAGTTACCATTCTTATTTTCATTTTTCCAATTTCTAAATTTAATAATTGTTTTGATGTATTTTTCAGTTTCTTCTGATAATAGAATTTGAAGTGCACTATCACAGTAAATTCTATTTCCTGATTTACCTCCTGAAATATATTTAAAATCATTTAATTTCAATAGAGTTTTTTCTCTAAGCTTTTCATACATTATTTCAATATTTTTAACTTTTTCATTTTCTATATCATCTAACTGTTTTTTTATATAATTAAACAAATCTCTTTTACTCTGTAAACTATTTTCAATGTAAACAGGAATAGGGATTATTCTTATTATGTTTATCTCACCTTGCTTATTAATCAATAAGTATCTAACTATTGAGAAATAAGCAATATTAATACTATTAAAACCACCATAATCTAATATATTTTTTAATACATTATCTGACGACTTAAATGGTACATACCCTACCCCCTTAGCTTTCTTAACTTTTTTAGCTTTATGTCTAGTTGCATTATATAATTCCCCTTTTTTCTCTGCTGTTCTTCTTGTTACTAGGATATTGTTATTATTCATAACTTTTTCTACTTGATAAATTGTTTTATCCATTTCCCAAGCAACTGTTTTTGAATCTGAAACATTTTCATAGAATACCTTATTAAGTGAATATTTTCTTCCATCTTTTTTATCTTTAATAAAATTAAATACATTACGCGTAAACTTAGTATCATAGACATTCCCTACCACTATATTTAGATAAGCGTCTTTCGCATAGACATATCCATATATACCATATATCCTCGAATGTGCTTAAAACTCCTTGTATTACTGACTTCTTACTCCCGTATTTTCCCGTAAAAAAATGCTTTTCCGAGGATATTTGCCCCTATTTTGTACCCCTATGCCCCTAACAAAAAAAGAGGCAGCTTTAATGCTGCCCCTCCTATGTAAATTTTGAATTCTACTAACAAATTTATTATAACATTTTATATTAATCTTTTCTAGCTTTACGTTCTTCTAATAATGCTTCAAATTCTGGGATATCTTCTCGTTCCATTGTTTTAATAAAACTTCTTGCTGTAGACCTCTTATTTATATATCTTTTGCGTTCACGATTATTATCATCCCACTTCTTATTACTTCTTAGTTTAGCTTCAGATATTTTATTCATGTCCTTCTCCTAATTTTTTTTATAATTATATCAGAAAAACAAATTTAATGAAAGAGGGAGAACACTCCCTCTTAATATAATTATCTATCTCCACTTAATAACATTTATCTCACCTCCTTAATTAACTATCCAAGATTTTGAATGTGTTCTATCTTTAAATAGTTCTGCTATTCCTGTTTGTTGTTTTAATCTCAATACTTCTTCTAATGTCATTCCTAATTCTTTTGAAATGTCATTATCATTCCAACCTTTTTTTAGTAAATCAACAACCATATCTGCTTGTAAGTCTACCTTGTGGACTCCTCTTGCTCGATTATGTCTTACTGTACTTGCCATTCTTTGCTTGATATCCTTATCAATTACACTAATCGCAACAACATCTGACTTGAAATAATCCTTAACAATTGTGTAACGATGGAATCCATCTACAATAACGTATTTATCTATTTTATCATCATAAAATGTAACTACTGGCATTGTTAATCCATCCTCTAAAATAGATTTATATAACAATTCCATTTCTGGCTTAGCTACTTTATTAGGATTATAATTATTTGCTACAACCTTATCAATTGATACTAGCTTAGGTTGCATACATGGAAATTCTAATTTCTTCATAATATTTTACTCCATTCTTCAATTTGTTTTTTCTTTTTGTCTTCATATTGCTTAATAGCACTTGCTGTAGGTACTGGAATGCCGTTCCCCCAACCATTTAATAGTAATTGCTTACACTGCCCTCTATAAGTTCTCTCATGATCAGGTTGATTAGCAAACCTTTTTATAAATATGTCCTTATGCTCAAGGGGGGTAGTTTCTAATAAGAAATCACGATATTCTTTCCACGTTTTAAATTTTGATGGTAACTTCTTAGTATCATACATGACTGCTTCTTTTGAATACCTAGCAGCAATATGAACACCACCTATCCTTTCTAATAAAGAATTATATGTATCTGGTTCAAATTCAGGAAGCGAAGATAAACATTTAAAAGCGTGAATATGAATTAGATTTGATACTCTCATTTCATTCATTCCGAAATTTAATTTATACATGAAATCATATATTTTATTGTAAGGTACGTTATTTTGTGCAATATATATCCATATATCCTCGAATGTCCAATCATACAATGGATATACTTTAATTTTACCTTTTGTATTAGTGGTCCACATTAAATCATCTATTCCAGGATATTTAGTTACAGCTCTAAATCTATTAAGGCTTTCTTCCGCTCTTAAACCAACTAAAAAGCATGTTTTCTCTTTGTCCCATTGCTCCTCGAACCAATCTATAAAATCATAAAATCTGTCATTGTACTCTGCTTTAACTTCATGAATAGAAATATCACTTTTCGGTCGCATCCATTTTTCACCAATACCCCAAGCGTTTAAATACTCTTCTGTATAGCTTGTTACATTTCTCATTTTAATAGGTACTTGATACCAATAAGGTTCTACATTAGGTAATCTCATGTAATAATCAATAATATCAATTGTGTGACTATATTCAGCCTCTTGATCTAAAAAAAATACATTTACTTTTCTATTTCTTCTTTTAGCTTCTTCTAATGCTAAATGCAATAATACAGTACTGTCTTTTCCTCCAGATAGTGAACAACATATATTTTCAAACTTATCAAACATTAATGATATACGCTCTCTAGCACTTGTTAAAACGTCCTTATCAATATAAATCTTAACTCCTTTTTTCAATGTAATCAATCTCCCTTCTTAAAATTCTAGTGAATTCATCTAACTGTGTATATTCTTTTACCATGCGATTATATAGTAATTTAATAGCAGGAACATTAGGTTTAATAATATGTACTGTTGTTCCTTTATTTAGTCGACTTAACACATCTGTAAATAGGTATGCTCTAGCTATCGGGACTTCACATAATATTATATTCTTGTAATTTTGTTCATCTCCATTAACATCATAGAATGTTCTTACATTGACATTAGGAAATCTTTTTTTTAAATATTTATTATGAGTTTTAATATTAGTGTATAGTACTGCTTCTCCATGTACCTCTTGCAATACTTCTCCTATTTTATCGTAAACACTATCTCTCATATTTGAATAATCGCTTAATGCTGTAACAATAGGATTAAATCTATCAAACTTATTAAAGCATTCTTCTTTTTTCTTTTCATATCCATCTTTTTCTTCTTGAGTTAACGTTACTTCATGAGTTTTTATATCAATTCCAGATAAGAATGACTGATATTCTTGATAGGTAATATTGCTCATTTTCTTAGCGTTTAATTCAAAATCATGACTTCTCCATTGCTTATCTTGATATATTTCACTATTGTTTTCTCTAAATGAATAATAGTGTTGATATCCAAGTATATTTCTATCAACGTATGACAACGGTACATATAAGAATTCTATTTCACTAACAAATGGCACACTATCAATAATTATTTTATTTGTGTATTGTTTACTGATTTTACTCAATCTGCTAAATTTAGCACTACTAATATTCTTGTATCTTGCTGGACTATCCAGTATCAATAGACTTTCTTCTCTTGCATAATTGATTAGATCATTACTCTTTGAAATATCTTCGTAGAAATGTACCTCTACACCTTCTAAAACATCTTTTAATTCATCATAGAATTTTTTAGGAAGTAAATAAACTATGTGATTATATTCAGTTTTCTTTTGTTTTATTATTTCTTTCTTTTTATTTAAAGTTTTGATGTAAAATAATCGCATGCACTATCCTCCTTAATCTTATCTATCAATAGCTCTTTTAAATTTCTTTTCTTTTCGTTATTTTCAAAGATCATATTGAATATACCTAAATTAGAAGTAAAATAAATATACTCAATATCTTTTTCTTGGCCAATTCTTTTAATTCTTTTAAGAGCTTGTTCTGTTTTTGCATAATCAAATGTTATACTACTAAATGCAATCTTATTACAAAATTGCAAATTCAAACCATAAGCACCTGTTCCTAACGTCATTACTAACGGTTTATTATCTTTTTTAAAATTCTCTTTTATTTCAGAACGTTCACTTAACGGAGTATCACCTGTAATTAAATAGCAATTTAATTGATTAGCAATGTTTACTGCTTCACTAACTAATGTACAAAACACTATTATTTGATTTTCATTTTTAACATATTCAGCTATTTCTACATGTCTTTTTTCATCGTTAAAACAGCTATAAGCTAGATTTTGAAATTGATCTATTATGCTTTCTCCCTTACTGATAGAGTTCAGTAATTGTTGCTTTTTACGATTGTAGCTTTCCTGTGCTTCTTCACTTGCAATTATTCTAATATGTTTAATCTCTTCATTTTTATCAAATTCAAACTCACATTCAAATATATACGGTGCTATCAGTTTATGTAAATAATCTATGTTAATATCAGAAAGCTTGTAAAATTCTCTAGCTTTTTGACCTCTCTTCTTAAATGATATCCTCTTAAAGAACACATTTAAAAACTCTTGCTTACTCATCCCTATTATCTTATCACTTAAAAAATTCATTTGATTGTAAATGTCCCATTCATTTTTTGTTAGCGGTGTGCCATTTAAAATTAATCTGTAATCACTCATTTTAGCAATACTTATAAGCCTTTTATATCGTTTTGTATCATCATTTTTAATAAATATACTTTCATCAGCAACAATGAATAGCTTTTTATCTTCTATTTCTTCAAGTAATTCAACATAAGTTTTATCACTATTTGATAAAGTTTCATATCCTATAATTTTATAATCTATGTCTAACGTCCATTTGTTTATTTCATCTTGTAGATTGTCTTTTGTAGAAAAAGGACAGAAAAACAAAACTAAATCACAATCTGTAGTTTTAATTAATTCTAACGCTACCCTAGTTTTCCCTGTCCCTTGTTCCATAAACAAAGCACCTACTTTTAATTTTTTAAACTTCTCAAATGCTTGTTTCTGATTTTCTGTAAGCATACTAACGCTCCAATTCTGAAATTATTTCCACATTCTTATTAATCTTAGCAGGTTCTGTTATTTCTAAATAACTTGTGTCATCTTCTTCTGTAAGTTGATTAAAGCATAATGCTAATTCCTCACCACATATTTCTTTAGTTGTTTTATCATTTTTAAAAATCTTAAATCTAAACTCATCTGTGTAAGATAAACTCAAGAAATATCCGTTTCCTTTTTTTAATGATCTAATTAATTTAGATGGATGCCAAAATTTATAATTTTTATAATGAGAGCTGTTGGGCAGTTTAATTAAAACCGCCCTGTCAGTCTCATATTCTATGTTTTGCTTATTAAATTGAATTGTTTTCCACATAGTTACAGATACTCCACTACAGCTTTATCTAATTTGTATCTAATTTTTTCACCGTTAAATTTTTCTAATTTCATATTCCATTTGCAACCATCAATTGTAAATTCAATTACCTCATTACCTTGTTTAGAGATATAAATTCTTTTATCTTGTGCAATATCTTGAATATATTGTGGTTCATATCTAATTGTGTAAGGTTTAAAACTATATTCTAGTTTATTATCTTTTACTTCTTCTACTAATTCCCAATCGACTAGAATAGCTTCTAAAACTTCTAAAATTGTTTCATCGTTTTGGCCTCTATTATCAATTTGATTATTTTCAAAATTAAAACTTTCTTCTAAAAAATCTCCATATACACCGTAAATTCCTGCGTTTGAAAAAGCAAATACTCCAGCGTAATTTTTAGTATCATAGTTAGCTAAATATCTGTTTATTCTTTTGTGTTTAAGGGCGAAGTTTAATTCGCCCCCATTTATTACTGTTTCTTTCATTAAATTTAATATTTCTTGTGCTTTCATTTTCATTTCCTCCTATTTATCTTCTTCTTTTTTATATTTGTAAAACATTGATTTTTTACCGCATAATCTTATAAAATCATCTTGAATTATTTTAATTAATTCATTAGCTTTATCAAAATCTTTATCTAAGATACTTCTAACTATTTCATATACTCTGTCGTAAGTTCTAGCATCTTGATTATAACGTTGAATAGCTGTTCCAATATAAGCGTTTGTTTCATCATATAACCATTTTGTAAATTCTGGTAAGCAGTTAATCTCATTGTTTTTGTATGCTCTATAAACAACTCCTGCTTCATATTTTGTGATTTGACCTCTTTTGTAAATTGTGTATGCCATGATGTTTTACCTCTTTCTTTATCTTACATTTATAATTATACTATACACGCTCGAGCGTGTCAATAGTTTTTTAAAAAATATATAAAAAAAAAATAAACCCCACAATTAAGTGGGGTTGTAATAGTCATTATGATTTATTCAGTTAGTTATTTTTTTCTCCACGTTCCGTGAGTTTCAAATGTTTCTAAATCCATTGAAGCCACATAACGTCTTTCTCCACTATGTGATACGTAAGATAACCATTCATATCCGTTAGCATTACAGAATTCCATATAATTGAATTCTTCACCTTTTTCATATGATCCTACGATTTCTGCATCAGTAGATGGTGCATTTCTGATGTTAAGTTTATCTACACCAACAGTATAAACACGCACTTCAGGAAGTGAGATTAAATCAGAATTTTCTTCTACTACTTCGTTATCATCAACTGGGAAATAGAACCAACCTACAATACCATCAAAGTTACGTTCCATATAACGTGCTGGGCCTCCAACATATAATGCATCTGCATTACCATCAACATTTTGTTCAATAGTTTTCATAGTATATCCATCACTATCCTCAATTACTACTCCAGTGTGTCCATATGGATGGCCATAGATATATGTAGTATCCATTACAAAGACTGCTCCAGCTTTAGGTCTACTGTCTAAGTTTCCTGATTCATTATATTCAACACGATACCCTAATGCAGCAGCACTATTTAACAGATCAATAGCATTACCCCATAAGGCTTTCCCGAAAAATAACACTGATAGATAGTTCGGTTCATCGACACATTGTGTTCCATAAGCTCCGTCTTGGTCTACTCCGATACCTAAATTCGCTATTCGTTTTACCTCGTTTATAATTTCTATTGTTTTAACCATTATTTATCCTCCGTTTTGTTTGTATTATTTGTATCATTTCTCTTTACAGTTTGTCTGTAAGATTGGTGAACCCCAACCGCACTAAAACCTAAGGCAATTGCAGTAGGGTCTTTAAATAGGATAGTTCCAATTAATCCTCCTAATACTCCTAAAATATTAGGTATCATTTCATCTGGAAAGAATTTAGATTCTTTTAAAAATTTTCCCAACATCCCTAATAATGCAACTATTAGAAATACTGATGCTGTTTGTAAATCTGGCATATTACTCACCCCCTTTCTTATGGTAATTGTGTTGGCCACGTTTCTTCTGTTAAGTAAGATATTGCACTTACTCGAATATCTCCAATATCTCTATCCGTTGGGATAGGATCATTGAATGTAAATTGAATAAAATTAGAGTCAGATTTTCCTCCTAAATACCAAATTCCATAGGGTCTACCCTTATCGTCGTAAGTACCACCAATAAGTGAAGTTTCACTTCTGAAACCTTCGGGAATACCACCAGGTCCTAATACTTTAGCTCCCCTATCACCACTACTATTGTGCTTTGCAAATCCAGGTCCATTTCGTCT